GCCATGAATCAATCGGAGATCCGGATATTGATTCTGAACTAATACTAAAAGATAATGATATGGCTGGAGCTTTGTTTTGGTGCAAGCAAAAAAACATACCTGATTGTAATGAGTTCATGAGCAAACTTTATGAAACCAATAAAATTAAAAAGTAATATATTTGCATCAATGGATTCGTATTGCTTTGCATTGAGTTTGTTTACAGGCTGAATCCAGTAAAGAGAGAGGCTAAGAGTTCAGGATCTATTTAGATCCAATCAACCAAAGATCTCCAGATCAGTTAAAGCTATCCAGGATCATCATGATCCTAACTCATGGTAATTTTATTTTGATCTGTTCTTTGTACTTATTGAGATCATATTTAGAGGCCAGATCAAACTGGCCTCTCTTGTTTTTGATCAAACCATAAAAAATAAATTCATTATATTTGTAGGGAATCTGGGAACGAAATTATAGTGGGATTTAATTTTTTTCATGTGGAGCTCCCAACTCCATGCAGATTTAATTGAAAGCTGACTAATACTCTGGGCGAGTGTTAGAGCTTGCTCACGAATCCCGAAAGGGGCTAGGAGTGAGTTCTAACAAAACTTTAAGAGAGTTTTAGATCAGCTTTTGACATTTATATAGCTCTGTTTTTTATTTCTTAATTTTGCATTGAGGAAATCCTCAGCATACTAACCAACAAACAAACAATTATATGGATCCTAACATTCAGGGATCAATGGCTGAATATGCTGTTGCTCTCGAATTTATGAAATTGGGATATATTGTATCTAAGCCTTTACTGGATTCATGTAGATATGATTTGCTTGTTGATACTGGATCCAGGATCGTAAAAATCCAGGTAAAATCTAAAAAACAAAATGCCTGGAAACAAAAAGGGAGAAAAGGGATCCAAATGATGTTAGATCGGCATAAGCCTTATAATCTTGATCAGGTTGATTTTTTTGTTGTATATGTTGCTGATCATGGAGGTTTCTATATTATTAAAAATGATGGCAAAATGAAATCAGTTAAAATAACTCCTGGAGGAAAGTATAAAATTAATTTTAATAACTTTGCATCAATTAACTGAGTTTTTCATAATTGGTTTAATTTGTATTGGTTGTTAAAGAGCTGGATTTTCATCTGGCTCTTTTTTTTTATCTTTACAAAAAAATTTAAATCATGAAAATCATAATAAATTCTGAGATAATTTCAACAAAAAAAATCTATAAAGAGGGAGAGGAATATGAGGTTGAAAAAAAGATTGCAGAAAAATGGTGCTCCAAAGGATGGGCATCTAAAATCCAAAAGAAAAAATCTTTTAAGGATGCAGATCTAAACAATGATGGAGTTATAGATGAAAAAGAATTTGATCAGATCGAAAAAAAAAATAAACAATGAGGCAATCTAATTCAGCAATTCCAAATCATGATTCATCAATAATTTTATCTAATGATGAAATCAGATATTATTTAAAATTAACAGAAAATACATCTAATGAAAATTCTTTGATTGAAAGAATGAGAGATTATGCTGTTGATCATGCAGAGAATTGCATGAATGTGGATATATTAAGCAAAAACAGATCCTATTATTTACCAGAATTGCCAAAGGATGGAGTTGTTTATCTGCCATTTGTAGCTTTAGATCATAATCAATCAGCAACTGCAATTCAAATAACTTACTCACAAGGATCTGGAGGAGGAGGTATTGATTCATCAGAGTACGAAATTCAGGGCAATAACAATAATCAGATTGTTTTCAAAGATCCATTTTATAAAAATGTACTGATACAATATACAACAGCTCTATGGCCAGTAAGTGGATCAAATAATTTATTAGGGGATGCTTTAAAACATGCTCTGTTGAAAGTGATCGGAAATATCTATGATTACAGATCTGATTTTATGGCCGGTAAAACAATTAACATTTTGCCGATCAGTTCAATGAGCTTTTTTAACAAACATAAAAATGTTTACATATAATGATTTACGAGGGAATAGATCCAGGAAAGTTTAATAAATATATTGATTTTTTCTCTCCAGCTGTTGGAGCATCAGATGCTCATGGAGGTTTATCTCCAACAACAGCTGAGCCAACTTTAATTTTGCAAGTTTGGAGCATTTGGAAATGGGTTAAATCTGATGTTAAAGAGGAGGATGGCAAAAGATCTATTTTTAAAGATGTTGAAGTTATTACAAGATTTAATCCGATTGAAAATAGCTTTGGGAATATGGAGATTTTTTATGATAGTTATGTTCTTGATAATGGAGTTAAATATGATGTTATGAGTTTTTATCAAATGGAGGAATATGGATACTGGAAATTTTTATTAAGATCTAAAAATGCAAGAAGTTAATCATGGCAAGAAATAAAGGCATAACACCACTAGTAAAAATTAATCCAACTGACATGGCTAAACTCAAAAAGAGCATGGCTAAGCTAAGATTATTGGATAAAGCTGGTTTATCATCAGAGCTTGGAACTTGGGCGTTAAAAACAGCAAGAGATGCATCAGCAAGAGCTCCAAAGAAAACCGGTAAACTATCTCAAAATTATTTTGCTGAAAGGGATAAAAAAACAGCAAGAGTTTACAATAAAAAACTTTATGCTCCCTTTGTTGAATTTGGAACTGGAAATGCTGTTGATTTAAGCGAATTAAAGGAGCTGGGAATCCCTGAAAGTTATGCTTTGCAATTCAAAGGGCAAGGTAAAACTGGAACAAGGAGGGTTGAAATTAATGGGGAATGGAGAACAATTACATTGCCAATCAGTTTGCCAGCAAGGCCTCATCTTTTTCCATCAGCCTCAGCAAACTTTAAGATCTTGTTTGAAAATATTAAAAAACGAATTACAAAAGATTGGAAATCATGAAAGATAGATCAGCTCAAATTAGATTTCAACTTTTTCAGGATCAAGCCTTTTTTAAAAATGCTGATTCCTTAACTTATTTAGATCCCTATAATGTTGAAACAAATGTTAAAGTTACAAACATAGTAAACAGAGATACTGATTATCCATTTGTTTTGATCAGATCAAACTCTGTTTCTGGATCAGAGGAAAATCAAACAGCTTATGGATCAGATGTTATTATTACATTTGAAGTTCATACAAAATTTAAAAGAGGACAAGGAGGGGATAAACTTTGCAATGATCTAACCAGCAAAATTTTAGAAAAAGTTATCTCAAGATCAGAAAACCATTTAGATACAACAGCTCAAGGATTTAAAACTTATGTTATTGAATTAGATGCCTTAAATTATCAAAACAATGAGTTTGATGATGGCAATTATTTCAGATCAATAATCGACATTAATTTTAAAACAATGGAAATTTAAAATGGAAAAGCCTACAAAAATATCAGAAAACAGCCAGATCCAATTAGATCTAAAAACTCTCATCATTATAATTGCTTTTACAGCATCTCTTGCTGGTACATATTTTAGCCTCTCGGCTCAGATCGAGGATGCAAAGAATTTGCCAGCTCCAGAAGTTTCTAAAATCGAGTTAGATTTTAAAGATAAATTAACAAGATCTGTTATTGAAAAAGTTGAGGCAGATGTTACGATCATAAAATCAGATCTTGGAGAAATCAAAGAGAATATAAATAAAATGGATGAGAGGCTTTATGAAATCTCGCAAAAAGTGAGATAATGAGATCATTAATATTTTTATTATTATTTAGCCTGGCATCTTACAGCCAGAGCTATAAAGATAAAATTTCTGTTGTTCAATATTCGGCAGAGTTTGCAAAAGATGGAGAAATAGATCTTAAAAATTTTAAGGCATATAATACCCATTATTTTGATCTGATCAAGGATCAAAAAATATTTGTTAAGGAGGACATTAAGTTTGTTCCAACTTTGATCTTGTATCAAAATGGAAAAGAGATCAAAAGAGTTGAAGCTGGTATCTCTTTAAAATTACAAGATGATGCTGTTGATCTAATTAATAAAGAAATAGATGATCTTTTATCATCAAGATTTTAAAATAAATATAAATATGAAAAAATTAACAATACTAATAACAGCTGTTTTAATCAGCTTGAATTTATCGGCTCAGGAAAAGCCTAAAAAATTAAAATGGATCAAGGATATTTTTAAATATTCAACAATATTTTCCAGCTATTCAGAGAGCTCTCCTTTGTTTGTTCCAGAAACTTATTTTGTAACACAGGGAGGGGATGTTATAAACACAACTCCAGAAATAGAAAATGATTATTCTTTAAATTTTGGGATCAGAAAAATTGCCAGAATGGATTATGAAAATAAGGATAAAAAATATTATGATGGATCTGAAAAAACTTATTCAATATCATCCAATGTTGGAGCTGTTAATGGGATAGAATATTTCGCTCAATATAGCAAGGGAAAACAACAAGGCAGAGAGTTTAGATCTCAGAAATATTTTTTGAGATATATGGCAAATTATTGGATGTTTAAACTTGAATATCAAAGAAATGGATTGATCAATTTAGATTATCAATCAGCTGATCTAAGATTTAGATTGCCTTTGAACAAGAGCAAAAGTTTCTCATTATCAATTGGATCTGTTGTTAGAACTCATAAGCCATTCGGATTTTTACCGATAAACTCCTATTTAGAAAGCAAAGCCTGGTGGGATCTTGCTTATGATAGAGGATTCATGGATCATTTTTATGGCATAGATTATGATAATGATGGCCAGCTTGATAATTTTGATTGGTGGTGGAGCAATCCTGATGGAGAAAGGATTGCAGATACAGATCAAGATTTTAGAGCAAATCATTATTGGAGGATCGTTAATTCTTACAATTCTGAGGAGCTAAATAAGATCGGAACAATGGCAACATTATCTGGAGTTTTTGGATTTGATTATTATTTTTATAGAGATAATAAATTCTGGATCCATGCATGGGGATCTGTTTATCCAATTCATAAACATATATATGGAGATGAGGCTTATTCTTATGAGCTTTTTGTAGATTCCGATCAATGGATTGATTATAATGCTGGATGGATCTTTGGATGGTATTTAAACAACAGCATTGGAATATTTACTGAGTTAGAAAAAACAAGATTCTGGGACAAGGATCTAACATTTATTAAAGCTGGAATTAATTTTAAATTATGATTACAATGATGATATTAGGATTTTTTAAAAAAATATGGGATTTTATAAGAGGCAAAAAATACAATTATGTAGAGATATGCAAAGATCCAGAATGCGAATGTCAAGAAAAAATTATAATTAAGGATTGTTCCAAAAGAAAACGAAAATGGTATTATGTCAGCAAAAGAAAAAATAAGCAAAAGAAAAATTAAGCATATTGTAATCCATTGCTCAGCAACAAAAGAGGGAAAAGATTTCTCAGCTGAGGATATTGATCGTTGGCACAAAAATAGAGGCTGGAGAGGTATAGGATACAATTGGGTAATTAGAAACAATGAAAGAGCTACAATAGAAAAAGGGAGAGATGTCGATCTTATTCCAGCTCATGTAAAAGGAATTAACAGATCAAGTTTGGGGATCTGTTATATTGGAGGCTTGGATCAGAATGGAGATCCTAAAGATACGAGAACAGATCAGCAAAAATTTCAACTTAGATCTTTATTAAAAGATCTTAAAAAAAATTATCCGGATGCAAGGATCTCAGGCCATAATGAATGGAGCTCCAAAGCATGTCCATGCTTTTCAGTTCCAGAGGAATATCAACATTTATAATCATGGGAAAGAAAAAATTTAAAGATACTAAGCTGGGTAAATTTTTGCTTGGCAAAAACTCAAAGATTTTGAATGTAGTTGGAGATCTAATGCCAGATTCTGGAGTTTTGGGAATTGTAAAAAATCTAATTGACAATGATCCAGAGATGCCTCCAGTTGATAAGGAACAAGCAAAAATGATCCTGGATCAGGAAATGAAAGAAATGAATGAGATCTCAAATAGATGGGGATATGATATGAAATCAGATAATAAATTATCAAAATCTGTCAGGCCATTAACTCTGATCTTTTTAACAATATCATTATTTTTGTTTATAGTTGCTGATAGTTTAGAGATAGCTTTTACTATCAACAATGAATGGATCGAGCTTTACAAAATCCTATTAACAACAACTTATGCATCTTATTTTGGAATGAGATCAGCTGAAAAAATATTTAAAAAATAAAATATGGCAACATTAGGAAATCAAAAAATTCAAGATACTTATTCAGGATTATTAAAAACTGATGATGAACAAGCTCTCGGATCTGGGAGAACAAGGATCCAGGATGGAGATGGACAAGATACAGCTCTAAAACTTGGTAAAGCTGGAGCTGGAGCTGAAATAGAGGCCTCAACATTTCATGCTGGGGGAATTAATACTGGCCAGGTTAATGCCTCATCTGTTGTTGTTAGTGGATTATTGCAAGCAACATCAGGGGTTTCAACATTGAACACTTTACAAGTTCCAACAACTTTAACAATGGTTGATGGATCAACTTTTAATTCTGATACAGAGGCCAATAATTTTAAGCATGCATCAGCAAAAGTAGGCATCAGAACAAACTCTCCTCAATCGGCTTTAGATGTTAATGGATCTATAAAATCAAAAGGGATCAATGTTGATAGTCAAAAGCTATTTATTGCAGATAATCAAAATTATGTGAGAATGGCTGATTATGGATCTGGCAATCTTTGGGGAGTTGATGGAAATATGAACAAGCCAAAATTTGAAACAGCATTTGGAAAAAATGGTAAACTATTAGAGAGCTGGAGATATAAACACATAAGGATCAGAGGGCAAGCATTTGCATCTAATAATTTAAAAAATAATCCAGTTGTAATAATACCAGCAGAGCAATACAAACAGATAATTATTGATCAAGTTGTTATTTATTATGATACAAATAATAACAATCAAAGGGGAGGATTTGCTGGAGGTTTAGATGATCCATTATTCTCTATTTACTATGATGCAAATCCAGGAGGCAATCCAACTCAGCTTTATGCAATGCCTTACAGAGTGCATTACATTAATGGGCAACAAAATAATTATTTATACAATAGGCCAGCTCTTTATGATGTTAATAAGGTTATTGTTACTTTACCAAATAAGGATATAAAAATAAAATCAGCAATGACATTGAATGCAACAGCTCCGATTCCAGGAGGAGATTTTTATATTAGAATTAAATATCAACAGCTTAAAGATTCAGAGTTTAAAGCAGATGTTGATCAACTTATAGAATAAAATGGCTACAATTAATGGAACAAATTTTCTGTTAAAAAGGCAATCAGATGGGCAAGTCGTTGGACATTCAAAATCTATTTCTTTAACTATTGGAGCAGATCTGCCAGAATCAACAAATAAAGATTCTAATGGATTCCAGGAAGTTATTGCTGGATTAAGAAATGCTCAGCTTTCGGTTTCTGGTTTAACAAGGTATGGCT